TCTCGTTCTTTGGGTTGTTCATCTAATATCGTTACAAGTGCGTTTAATCCTCTATGATATTTAACAAAGGTCTCTGCGTGATCGCTAGCTACTTCACACAGAGGCCTCTTATTTTTTATTTTTCCGCAAGCATCTCTTAAGTCGTTTCGTGCCCCCTGTCCCACAATTGTTATCTCTCCTGTTTCCCAGAACTCTTGACCTCCCTCTTTTGAACAGTATGCTCTGTTCTGTGCAGGGGTCCCATTCGCGTTTATCAACGCCAGTTGGATTCCGAGCACAACGAGCTTTTTTTGTATCGTATTCATCCTCTGTTTCTTCTTTAAAGCTATGTATCCCTGCAGGTGATGCATACCAGTCGTCGGTGCCACCTCCTTCTGGAAGCATCCGTACCTGCAGTTTTCTTCTATCCAAGCTCGTAGTTTTCCTATGTTTTCTTCAGTATAGTTATTATACGTAAAGCAATAGTTTACTCGCGCAGACATTTTGTTCTAATGTGCCAGTTCTAAGGTCGGGGTAATATAGATATCCCGACCTTAATGTACATTAGAACCCTTACTTAACGAAAATTTCTCCGAATTTTCTTCCGAATTTCTCCGAACGTAAAAATTCTTTTTACATTCAAATTTAAATCTACTTTTCAGTGAAACGCTGCGCGGGCTTTTTTTCGCTGTAAATTTGTAACTTACTGAGTCCAGTGCTTCGCCTGAAAAGATAGCGGCGCCCAAACGTAGGACTCTCCACTAAGCGAGAAATATGCGCTTTCGCTCCATAATTGAATACTATTTGTTGTTCATACGCGAACTAAAGTTCGCACTTTATTCCTTTTACTATACATCTACATATTTTAGTCTTACATTCCATTCAAAATTGAACAACTCTGTTCCAGATGCTTGTTCTTCAGAGAGAGATATTATAAATAATCCTCCTGTAGCTATATCTCCAATTACTGCAGGATTTGAATCTGCTCTGAAGTGCGTGGTGAGTCCACGAAGCTTTCTAAACTCATCAACTCTCACAGGTATATTTATATCATTAGGAAAAACATTCGTCAGAACTCCAGCTGTCGCTGTCGCTTGTGGAAGTATAAACTTCTTATCAAGGATAGTTACAAACCGTTCCCTGTTATTCATGTTTAGCCCACTAAAAGAATCTGTCGTATTCGTTCCTGCCTGATCTGTATCCTGCAAGAAATCTGTTATAGCCGGATTTGCCCCATTTGTCTGTCTATCATAAATTATCATTATTCTTGCATGGTCAGGCGATAATGTTGCACGGGTAACTGCTGCAGTGTTCACTTTACCAGTTAATCTAATTGATCTCATTTCTACTTTTCTTCCAATTCTATTGAACATTGACGATCCAACTTGTATAAGATTTACGCACACTACGTTTCCTGTTGTATTAAATGCTAATGTTGCATTTGTTGGATCTGCCGTTCCCGTGAATAATACTTTCTTTTCAGTCTTCGTCTGAAATAATAATCCTGGTATGACGTTTCTTTGTGCGGCTCTGGGCGCCCGAAAGGGACGAGTCACTTTCTTCGCCTGCTTCGTCTGCTTCCTTCTCTTCCCTATCGTCGTAGTAATCATAACTTATTTCTTCTGTATCTGTTGTTGAATCTGGAGGTATGTATTCGTCTTCGGAATCCAGCTTGTATTTTTAATTTTATTTATTTTAACTTTTTAATGACACTATCCACGTGATTATTTCCGCGGAACTCATAGATATGATTTATTCTTCTATATAGTGCTTCCTTATTCCATATAACTTTCTCACTCCACCAGTCTTCAGGTGCATAGTTCGATGTTATGAATACGTGTTTATACCTTGCAGGTACAAACCCTCCTTTTATAGGTAACTTCATTCTGTATTTATCTAGAAGCTGGTTGAGAAATGTAGGTTGTATCCACCCTTTGAATTCATCTATAATAATAGAATCTTCACCGTTATAATTATCAAACCACACCACTCCTCCACTTGGTACTCCCAGTGTATAATATTCGCCATACAATTCAGCATACATTCTAGCTTTTGTAGATTTACCTGTTCCTGAGTCGCCAAATAGTACCACGATATCCATTTCTCGTTCTTTGGGTTGTTCATCTAATATCGTTACAAGTGCGTTTAATCCTCTATGATATTTAACAAAGGTCTCTGCGTGATCGCTAGCTACTTCACACAGAGGCCTCTTATTTTTTATTT